AATGCTAGCTCTAAATAGTCAAGTCTTACTCTTTCGTCTGCTGATAAATTTGTCATGTCGTTTTGTTTTTGTTTTGTCAAATATATAAAAAATTTTATAAACTCCTAGCACCTAGTTTTTCACAAGGTGCATGTCTAAGCTGCATGTCAACTTCTGGAACACCTGTGTAATCATCTGCCCAAACTGATTGAGGCTCGTACCATGCACCAACTTTGTGCAGTTGCATCTTCAACTCATAAACTAAATCGCCATTGCCTTGCTCGTTCTCTAATTCCTTGATGCGAGCTTTCATGTTCTTGAGTAGGTTGTCTGCAAGTTCTTGCTTCATTACATACTGCTTAACTACTTGTGTGATATGACCAACAGGATATTCGCCTCCTGTGTAAACTGTGGTCTTGTCTGATGTGTCAATTGTTACTTTCATTGTTTTGTCTTTAGGGTTAAAGGTGCATTATGCACCTATACTTAAAAGTTTTTTTTATACTTAATGTAGCTACATTTAACTTCTAATTCATTAGCTATATGCTTCGCCCAGTATAAAGTCATTGGATATTCGCTTTTGATAATTAGCGAATCATTTTGTAAACAAATAGAATCTATATTAAATAATCTGTTTGTTCTTTCTAATGTTTCTATTGTAAGGTTACTTTTTAAATTTGTCATAATCTGTTTTTTTAGTTGTTTTGTTTCTACAAATATATAATATATTTTAAGAATACCAACTATAATATTAAAATAATTTGCAAAAAAAAGACCTACATCTCTGTAAGTCTTAATCTTCGGGGGATTGTGTAGTTAAAAAAAATGTGTTAGCCTTGCGACCTGTCCTCTATCGAACTCATGTACGAATGCTTCTACTGCTTTTGGAGAGCCTGTGAACCCTTTTCTTGAATGCCAAGAATCTGCTGCACTTGGACTTCTTAAATACTCTACTGTTACTCCTATGAAATCTTTTGCATCTCTCCATTTATGTTTGACTTTGTGGTGTAAGTGGTGTAAATACCAATATCTATATTTAGTTGCTGCCCATAGATCTGGTCTTTCTTGTGCCATTAACAATGGTAAATTATCCATTTTAGCACCATCTCCATGCTCTAAGCCTATTAAATTGCTTCCGTATTTGTAATATTTCCGATGTGCTACTCCTGCATCAACTGAAACATCATTTGTGTTCCTAAACCAAGCCTTTAAAGCATGTGCCAAATGGAATCCACTTTGATAGTCATGGTTACTCATTGAATGCACGCAATCAACAGGAGCAACTTCTCGAAGCATCTCAACACATTTAACATAGAGCTGCAAAGCTATCTCGTAATGTTCCCACCATTTGCTATCGCAATCTTGTGGTGTTCCTTTTGTTGTGGTGTTATATACATTATCTACATGGAGTATATCGTTTCCTATACAAAACAATACTCTATCTATCTCAAAGCCTTTTGATTTTTGTATTAAACCTTGCACTCCCTCAATAACTCTAGATACTGCAATAGGGATGTTGTAATCTTCTCCTGTTTCCTCTGCGTTTGCGTATTTGCCTATATGAATGTCAGCAGGATTGATGACTAATAGATGCCGACCTGCTTTGTGTTTGATTTTCGGATAGGTTGGTGCATGGTTTTCAATGAATGTATTGAGCCTGCTAAATATGCCCTCTTCATCAATGCCAGAATCTTCCTTTGTAACAACTGAGAACCTAAGCTCTCCACCCATGTTTTGCCAATGCTTGACTGAAACAACGTCTTTCTTGTCAATCCCTCGCTCTTGTAAATGTAAATCAAGAGCAGAGTTGTCGTTGATGTTTTCTAGGGTGTTTGCTCTGTGCTTTTTAATTAGTTCAATCTCTTCAGGCTTTAACCTCATTCGATTCCAACTATCATTTTTTTTTCTCATGCTTTAGAGAATACGGTGAAACATAATGGCAAGATAGCAATAAAACTTAACATGACGTTAAGCTCCGTTAATCCATTTGCTGCCATGTCTGAAACTGCTGCCGTAACTAGCACTCCACTCACTGAACGCTTTGCACTCCACTTCTTTTGACGTTGTCCCTCTTGAAAGACTTCGCTAATCTTTCCGACTGCTTTCGCTATTGCTCTCATCTTTATAAAGCCATTTTAAATAAAAAAATAAACAAACAGGTATTGATAATATCAAAGTTGTAGTTAGTGAACTCATTTAATCTTATCGTATATAAACAAGTTGATGATAGTATCTAATCTTCCAAATACTGCGTTATCTTTTTCCGTTGGTGTAAGGTTAACAACAACCTTAATAAAAGCCAACAAACCTATTGTAAGCTCTCCCCAATTTTGGGCAATAAAATCAATCATAATAAAAGTCTAAACAAATGAAACAAAAAGGTAAGTATAAATAATGAGCAATCCCATCATCGTAACGCTTGGTATAAACTCCCAAGAGTATTCCTGTGTAAAATCCTAAAGATAACTCCCAACTCATCAGTACAACCACATTACTTGCTGAGGAGATTCTACATCGTCATCAGCATGAATAAAAGATTTAGCTATTCCAATGCGAGTAAATCCTGCTTCAAGCAAGCCTCTCACAATTTGCATTCTTTGATATGAACTCATACAGGAAATGTCAAATGCAGTTCCTCGTAAATGTGCTGAGTTTGGCTTTCCTCCAACTTCCATATTATGTGCTTTGCTTCTCCAAGAGCTTGTAATTGTAAATGGTACATCTGCGATCTCTCTTGCCAGATCTAAACGCTCTAATGACTTCTTGTTAATCTTATCAAAGCAATTCTTTCCATCACAGGTAAACTCTTCCTTTATAAAAAATCTAGGATTCATCTCTTGTTAATTTCTTAATGTTATACAACAATGCACTTATAAGAACTAAGATAGTTAAAACTTGCTCAACTCCAATAAATGTAACACCTAATGCACCAAAGTTAATTCCATTAAATATGACTGTATCAATCTTTTCGTTCATTGACTTTAATTTTAGCTAAATAAGTCTTTAGCTTCTTGATATTCTTTTTCTTTGGCTTGTACCCCATTAATCTATTTTGATGCCAGGATTGTATGCGTTACCTATTGGATCAATATCTGCATTTGAGTTTGAAGAATACTCAGGAAAAGAGCTTGTCTTATAAATCAAATAGTCTATAATTCTCTGCCCATAAAACTCAGCAGAATCCATTTGCTTTCTAATCAACCAATCAACATCGTTCTTAGTTGCAGCAGTTCCGTTCTCACTATTCTTTTGTGTAATCGAACCATTTGCAATCTTGTAGGATATAAATGGCAATGCTTCCACAATAGCATAATGCACTAAAGCATCTTGTATGTAGTCATCAACTAAAATCTTATATTCTCCTGATAAAGATGCACCATCAACTCCTGCTATATCATTCTCCAACTTCTCATATAACTTTGTTCCCAAGATAGCCTGTAAATGCTTGTCTTGTGAAATCTTAACGAATGGAAGTAAATACTCCGTATCGATGTTATAATTTAGAGCAGTTGATGTTTTTAACCTGTCCTGTGATATGAATAAAACTGTTGCCATTATCTATTTTTTAAACTTCCTCTATTCGGTGTTGTTATCGGTGCAACTGCTTCCGTTCCTTTTTGCTTTACATAAGGATTGTTCCCAACTCGCTTTTCATTATCAAGACCTTTGTTCGGTAAGAACTTTCCTTTTACTTGCTTTCTAAAGTAGATTCTTCTCATCCAACCATGATAACAATAAACCCCACCTTTCCAAGTGAATAAATCGTATGTGCTAGAGCCTTTAGGTGCAAACTGCCCATTTACTCCATCTCTACCCATTTTTTTAATATCCTCGTATCTGAACTCAATACCAGAATTAGCCATCATTATCATTTCAGTACAAAATGGTCTGCTTGGATTCTTAGCTTGTTTAGTTGTAGTCTTTGCATAAGCATATCTTACCTTATATAAACCCTTATCTCCCCATTTAGACTTTTCTCCTGCCTTTGCATCCGAATCATTTGGTTGTCTATCAAAACCCTCAAACTCTTTGTGAAAATCAGGGTTTGTTGTATCGACTAACTCCTCACTCATCAACTCGTATTCTTCCTCATCGTTTACCTCTCCGTAAATCTTAAGCTCTTCG